ACACGCCGTCGATCCAGACGTTCCCGAGGTCGGTGTATTCCTTCCGCCAGCCGTGATGGATCGGCGAACCGCTCCTGACAGTCGGCGGGTTCCAGAAATCCGCCACGCCCGTTTGGCGGCTGAGAGTGAACGGGCCGTCGATGTAGGAGCCGTCATCAGCGTAACGCGCGATGACGAAGTCGCTTCCGACGTTGCCGCCCGTCTCGGGCGTCTGGTTGCCGAGGACGACGCCCCACCGCTGCTTTCCGCCAACGGAGCCATGCACCGAACTGAACCCGGTGCCCTTGTCGAGACGGAGGTCCGCGTTGCCCGCCGTGTCGATGATGACGTTGTTGAGCACCGTCAGGACGCCGTCCTTGTCGAGCACCATGCGGTCGGTGCCCTGCACCCCCGTCGCCCAGACGTGCTTCCCTTCGCCGTCGACGTACTCGCGCGCCACCTCCGCGCCGTCGTTGATGTAGAACCGATAGTGCCAGTTGGTGCCAGCGACATAGCTGCCGATGCTGGCGTAGCCCGCCGTGGACGCGACCTCCAGACCGCCTTCGCTCGGGCGTTCGATGCGGAAGTTGTCGGTCCCGGTCATCGTGACCTTGAAGCCCTTTGCGCCCCACTGCTGGAAGCGCACGTCGAAGTCGTCGCTGGCCGCGTTGGAGAAGTCGATGAACGGCCCGCCCGAGTGGACGAGTTCGATGCTGCCCGCGCCGTAGACGCCCGCGATGTCACCGCCGCCAGAGACGAAGGCGGTCGACGTGACGTTTCCGGCGAGGAACTGGACGCCGCCCGCATGCGTGAAGACGGCGATGTCCCGCAGCCACGTCGTGCTGTCGTCGGAAAGGGCCTGCAACCGCATGGTGCCGTCGCTGTCGATCAGGCGGAACGTCTGCGCGCCTGCCGTGCTGTCGTTGTCGCGGAACAGGACGTAGGGCTGGCCGCTCTCCATGTGGATCGCAGGCAGGGACGACGCCCCGGAGGCCGTGAAGGCCGGGGCCGTCAGGGCTCCCGTGAGGGTGCCGCCCTCCAGAGGCAGGGCTCCCACGTCGACGGCATCAATGACGACGACCCCCGTCTCGCCGTTGACGCTGGTAACACCCGAAGAGCCCGAAGGCATATGCTCGTTGAAATACTTGATCGTGACTGCGTGCAGCGGATTGGTCGGGTCCCCCGTCAGTGTCAGCGTCCCCGTCTGCAAGGAACCGAACACGCCGAGGTCCGAAACCGTCAAATTGTTAGTCACAGACACGTCGCCGGACGGGAACTCTACATCCCCGTTATTTCTAAATATGGCGACGTCTCGCAACCATCTACCATCATCATGCTGCACCTGCAGCTGAATACCACCACTAGCCCCGTAAATACTAATTGAGCGCTGATCAACAACACCATCGTCATCATAAAACCACAGACGAGGCTGCGTGCTCTTAACATGCATATTCGGGACATAGAGCGTGCCCGTAAGCGTCCCACCCGCCAACGGTAGCGCGCCGACATCCACAGCGGCGAGCGTCACCACTCCGGTATGCCCGTTGACGCTGGTGACACCAGCAACACCAGACTGTTGAATTCTGTCGTCCACGTATTTGAGCGTAGCCGCATGCATTGGCGCAGTAGGATCTGCGTCCAATGTAAGCGGGCCTGTCATTGCCCCGCCAGTTACATCAAGCTTACCAGCTAGAGCTGCATCTACTTCCTGCTTAGTATATGAATCCTTGTTGTAGTCCAGGTGTTTCCAAAACCCGCCGATCGAGACTAGCCAGTCCCCACCCGAAACATGGTACGTGACGGGGGTATTATTATTATTGGTCAGCGTGATTGGGCGCGGATGACCGTTCTGGCTATTCTGGACTACCAGATACCACCTTTCGTTGGTGAATCTGGCATGTGGAGGGGGCTGGCCATCAACAAATTCCGCAGACGGGGTGTTCTGCGCCAGAAGACTAGCTTCCACCAAGTTATTCTGGTTCAGAATCCCGGCGAAAGCCATGGACCCCGTAAGCATGGAATTATACGCCGAAAGCGCATCAATTAGTGCTTTACGAGAAATAGCAGCGTTGGGGCGGCTGGCAGTGGGTATTTCCGGGCGCAGATTAAGCCACCCGGTCATCGTGTCGCCAGTAATACGTACTACATCTACTGAACGCGCGTACCCCTGATTTTGAACATACTTAGTGGTAGCAATCCGCGTGCTGTTGTCGCTGGTGCCCGGAGTGGTGGACAAAGGGGAACCCGTGAAGTGCGGGTTCATCAGCGGAGCGTGCAGATCACTCGCAGCAGAGATATCCGCCGCAAATTTGTCGATCTTATCGAAGTTGAGATTTAGCTTTTCACCCCACAGGTTCTCGCCATCCGGATCGCCTACAATGGGCTTATCTAGATTAAGCTTGGGAGTGAATGTATCAGGCATGTCTAATTCCCAGCTGCGGAACTACCGCTTTTATCGGAGCACTTCCATTTACTAGGGCCACCGAAATCCTTGACCCACGTGTTTTCGCTGTCATCCTTGCAAGTCCATGGGCTGGTCGGATTAAACGAAGCCACCCACGCGGGGCCATATGCAAGTTTCGCCTTTTTGACCGTCAAATGTATCGCCGCCGATCCGCTAACTTCATGGTTTATAGGCCCATCGGGGGCGCTATAAAGACCCATACCATATAGTTCGCGGCCATATACGGAAGGCATTAGTTACACCTGATCTTCAGCTCACCTTCCAGGAACCGGATCACATACCTAGAAAGTATCTGCCCCGGATTATCCAACGCCCCAGTAACCAAGAAGTCGCCACCCGTTTCGGAGTCGATGACGCCGAAATGTGTCACATCCGGACCCATATCGAACCGCGCCCTGCTGAATTCGATGACGGACGAGTTTTGGGCCACAGTCGGGTCCTGACCGACGAAGACATAAGGCCCAAAGGGAACCCTATAATAACCCTTGATGGAAGGGAGTTCGTTGGCTAGGCTGGGTTCGCCATAATGTAACGACACATACGCGTTGTCCAAAATAGCCGCCAGAGCTATACGTTCACCCCTCGGCCTGCCATTCATCCGAATGACCTCGAACTTTTGGTGAGCGGCGACCCACTGTATTTTGCTGATTTGGACGACGCATTAATCATTCCAATCAGTCGGGTAGCCTCTCCTTCCCAAAGCGTCACGCGGGCATCCTCGATCTGGTACGGGGCTGACAGCGCTAAAGTAGCGAACGTGTACAGCCGCGTGTTGGAATCAAGGAAGTAATTAGGAATACCGTCGGCGATGGGGACCAGCTTACCATAATACGAAATGGTGAGGTCGCACGGCATCTTCGGCGGAATGGGATCAATCATCAGCGTGTTGCCAATGATGGTATAGATAGGCTTAGTGTTATACCCGCTGGACTTGCGTTCCCAAAACTTGTCTTCTGAGACGTAGTGGTGGGGTAACTTGCCAGGGAAGCGGACCGAAGTGAGTTCCAGCCAGTCGCGAGGCAGCTCGGTAGAATCATCGACCATGACAGCCGTAGCTTGGCAAATCATGTCTTTATGGCGAAGTTCCTCGTTCATGCGCTCTTCGGCCATACGCACCCACGAAGTAATGAGCGCGTCCGAATGCTGCACGTTGGTCCAGTCGCGGATGACGTTGCAAAAGTCGGACAGGTTCATCAAACTCGCCCTTGCCAGACCCTGAACATCTTGTTATCAGGATCGTTAAGCCACCGCTTCCAGTCGTCGTCGTCCCACCCTTCGTTGATCGACCTTTCATAGATCGTCATCGGTACACGGGCGACCATTTTATTCACGGAGTTGGTTGAATGCAGCTCACCCAACATTTTATTGTTTTCAATTAGCTGGGTACAGTCGACTTTGGTATCGACTATCACTCTGTCCGGTTTGTCGCTATCCGTGATAAGGGTTCTGCGAACACCGAGGTCTTCGTGGTATACTTGCTTTCGCTCAGCCATACCGTACCCTCATATTAGCACGTGTACCGCGCCGTGTCAAGTACCAAATACTACTCCCCCTGCAGAACGAATCTTGCAGGGGGAGATATAACACGTATGCGTGGCTATGTTACTTGGGCTTATAGCCGTTCATAACAATATGCGCCATCGGGTTGCGCATCTCGACGCCCCACTCCGCCAGAACGACGCGCGTCTCCGCGTCGCCGGTCTTGGCGATCGGGAACTGCCGGAAGTTCCGATAGAACGCCAGCGCGGCCATTTCGGGGTCGATGAGCATGCCGAGGTCGGCGGGAACCCACCGCGACGGAATGCACTTGACGCGACCGAAATCGGTAGCGATGACGTCGACCGTGGCGACCACCTCAGTGCGGCCAACCAGCACCTGCGACGAAGACCTACCCTGGAAGGTAGAAACAACGCGCTTGAGAGCCGGGGAAACCGCCCAGAGGCTGGGGGAAGCGCCGTGACCGTACGCGATTTCCATCGCATCGCCGAGGGCAGCCTCGTCGAGAACGACCAAATCAGCCTCCGGGGGAGCAACCCAAGCGCCAGTGGCAGTGGTGGGAAGAACACCAACAGTGGAGTCCACCACGCCAACAACCGCGGCGTTGTCAGTACCAGCACGATCCGCGAACCGAGCGACGAAGTGGTTGAACGACTCCGTCTTGCGGGCAGCGGGGGTAGAATCCTCGCCATCAACGCGGGCCTGACGGCTGCAGATGATGGTTTCCATGTCGGACTTGAGCACCTTGGCCTTGATGGCCATCTGGTGCGCCATTTCCGAACCCTTACCAGCGGCGTCAGCAGCTTCCTGCGAACCCGACACAGTAGCGTCGCGCTTGCTGATCTGCGTAACGTTGGTGAGGCGGACGGTCGGCTGCGACACCTCAGGATCGAGCACGAAGCCCTCAACCTGCGCGTTGTCCGCATCGACCTGAGGCAGGTTTTCAGTCTGCCAGTCGAAAGTGCGGTTCTTCGCGTTGCGCCGCTTGATGGCCGACATAATCGGTGTATCGAACGGATCGATGTTGTAGACGCTGTTCGAAAGGTCCTCGCGGTTGCCCTTCGCGGCGTACGTGGTGAAAGCCTGTGCGACCTTCGGCATAACTACTTCCTCTTCTGACGTTTCTCAGCGGCCAAAATGCCACCGAACACTTGCGCTGCTGCATCAACGCTGCCCGTTTCGGACAGCCTCTTTTGAGCACCGACGTCAGCTTTGGGAACGGTTCGCGTGTTTGCCGATCCGTGCTTAGTCAGTCGCGAGTGCGTTGTGATGGGTTGGGGTTTCCGCGACATCAGTCGATCGTACTTCGCCGCCATCAATAGCACTCTCATCATACGGTGGTCGTACACCGTAGATATCTCATCATTAGTGAAACCGACCTTGCGTGCCACCTTAGACATACGCTCTTGGTCTTTTTCACGAATCTTGGGGTTGGTCCACTCGGGAACCGCCGCCAGCATCTTGTTCCGCTCGCCGACGACATACTTCTTCAGGTTCTCGGTGGCCTCAGCGTTCTTCTCAACATCGACGCGCCGCTTTTCCTGATCTAGAGCGGCGCGCTGCTCCTTATACTTATCCCACTGGAGCTTCTGACGGAACGCAGCCTGCGGGTCCGAAAGCGCTAAGGCATCCCAATCGGGCTCCTTAGGGACCAGCGAATCAAGCTGCTCAGTCAACGTATTCAGAAGCTCGCTGTACTTGTCTCGGTTATTGGCAACCTTGACCGCTTCCTGCTCGACGGAACCCGCGATCTCCTTGAGGGAGTTCATCCGACGATTAAAGGTTTCGACGCGGATATATCCAGCGAGCGCCTCTTTAAGAGGGACTTCCACTTGCTCACCGTCAACCTTGATCTTGACCTTTTTATCTAGGTCAAGTTCGCGGTTAGCTTCCTCGTCTTCCTCTTCTTCGTCGTCTTCCTCGTCTTCCTCGTCGGTATCTTCTTCCTCGTCGTCTTCGTCGTCCTCATCCTCGTCGTCTTCGTCTTCAGGGCCTTCTGATTCCTCGTCGCGCTGCCGCTTGGCTTTAGTGGGGCGCTCTACAACCTCCGGATCGGGGTCGGAATCGCCACCAGCAGGCTCGTCACCGAAAGCACCACTGTTGAGGTTCTCGAACATAGGCTCCGCGTTCAGCGTCTCGCGGTTGGCAGGCTTGTCGGTAGGGACCTCCTGCGCGCGCGGGCTAATAACGGCCTGGAATGCTGATGCTGCTTCGTCGACGCCTGACATTTAACCCCCAAGTGGCTTTCGAGGCTGCTTGTGAAGTACCTTCTCGTCGTTCACGAACGATGTAAGGAGGTCTTCAATATCCCCTAGCACCAGAATTTTAGCATGGGCCTGCTGTGCTGTCAAGCTACCCACTGCGCTGGTGCGAAGGGTGTCCAGGAGAGAAGCCTCATAGCGCCGCTTCGCCTCCTTATACACCGGGCTGTTAATGATGGCCCGCGCTTCGGCAGCGCGGGCTTCAATTTCAACGGGTTCCAACGGGTGCCTCCGGTATCATCATAGATTGCTTGTCGGTCAGATCCAACTCATGTTGGAGCTGCTCAGCGTGATGGGCATCATCCTGCATTCGCTGCGCGTGCGAATCCATAAGCCCAGCGACATGTTGCGCTACGCCAAGACGTTCCTGGGCGGATATACGCTGGGCATCCGTAGCGGCGCGCACCGCCGCAGTGGTACTCTGAATATCCTGGCTCTGATTAAGTTCCATGATCTTGATCGCCGAATCGACTTCCATCTTGTCGCGGCGGAAATCGTCATCCTGTGCATTCTTCGCGCGCTGCGTTTCCTGCTTGCCGATAGCAGCGGCGGTCGTCGCGCGGACCTTCTCGGCCTCTGCTTCAGCCATGATCTGCGCAGGCTCCTTATGCTGCGACATCTGCTGCGCGAGAGCGTCCACTTGCTGCTGCGTAACCGGCTTGAAGTACCTGGAAACGTCGCGAATGTTACCGATGGCTAACATATCCGCAATGGTGTTGCGATATTCCACTGGCCCGACGAGCGGGTTGGACAGCCCCATCTGCTGCACAATCATTTCCTGCGTGGCCTTGATCTGGCTCAGAAGCAGCATGCGATCAGAATCAGACGCCTTTCCAATAGCCGGATTGACCTGCACATCCATCGTGGCGTCGTACAAGGACGGATTGACCTGCACGAACTTGTTGCGAAGCCGTACGATACGATCTTTGGGCGGGCTTTCGGTGATTTCCTGTAGCAGACCCTTAAACATAGGGGCCATTCCAGTCTCGCACAGGTTGCGCGCGACCAGTTCGATACGCTCTTGCGCACCGGTAATTACCATGTCAACGCCCTTGACGTTGGTAGACTGCAGCGCAGAAGGATCCAGGCCCTTCGAGGCATCCGAAATGCCAGTACGCTGTTGCCGCGTCAAGTCGAGGTAGTTGAGCATATTGAAGGCGGGCTCACCAATGAAGGTGTGAGCCAGCTGCTGGATCGACGCACCGGGGTCCCCCTTGGTCCGAATGGGTGCGCCTACGTCGTCGTTGAGCACGTCGTCGATATTGGTGGTGGTTTCGTTGAACGCGAGGCGGGGCTGAATCGTCGCAGCGAGCGAATCCAACGAGCCGCGCATGATGCCCGTCTTGATGCGCTGCAAATCAGTTACCAGTTCGGCGGTGCTCTCACCAACAACGGTGTGCGGCTCCGGTTCCGGGCTGAACACAGCCATCTTGACGCGGTCGACGATGATATCATCCACCACTTCGTCGTCATTACCCATGACGCAGATCAGGTGAAGCTCGTCGACACCATCCCCGTCGGAATCGATGCGCACGTAGTATTCACCATACGCGACGAACTGGTCGTCAGAATCCGACCCGTCCATCGAAAGCGCGGGATTACGGAGAATGCGTTCCTGATTCCAGCGGGACGACGTCGAACTACCCTTATGAAGGTCGACCAGCGCTTTGTCGTATCCCATAGCGACCAGATCGGACGCGGGAACGAGCTGCTCGTAGCCGACGAGCTTCGCCGTATATATGTTGCGCGCGTTGCGATCAACGCGAAATTCATCAGGGGCCACCGCCTCGATTTCGATGAGGCTGTTTTCCTCTTCGAACATCAGCGAAAGATCGAAGAGGGGTGGTCCAGACTCTCCCGCGCCGTCGTCATCGGGATCGGCAGGCACGAGCTGGATGTCTTTATACCCAGGCGACGTCGAAAGCGTCAGCTGGACCTGCTCCATATCAATGGAACGGTAGTGCTTGGCAAATTTCCGCTTGCGGCGCACCGTGTCCCATCGCACAATGCCTGTGCGCCGAATCAGAGCATCTTTGATGACGCCCTGCAGCGTCAGATAGCCCGGATTGTCGTTCCAGAAGATGTACGAAACATATTCCGTGGCCTGATTAGCCAGCTCGACATCTTGCTCGCTGCGCGGGATATACTCGACAACGTGCTCGGTGCCGGTGAAGATGCGCATCAGAGAGGGCAGCATCGCCATTACAGTGTCGCGCACTTCCGTGGCGACGACGGATGATTTTCCCTCGCCCTCCATGGCGGGCAACACGCCCTGGTAATATTCTGTATTTTCCTCGCGCACGGGGGCGAGCCAGTTGTCGTTATAGTCGCGGGCATCCTGCACTAGGGCGCGAACGCGTGTATGATAATCATTGATCTCGCTGGTGTCATCAGCATTATCGACGAGCCCGTCCATAGGCATTTCAGCGTCGCCGAAAGCAGCCCCGGTGGCGAAGATGCGGTCCATTAGACGATCCCCCTAATACGACGCTTCAACGCGCCGCGCAAACTGACCACGTTGGATGCACTCCACCCGACTACATATTCCAACGCCACCGCGCCGTGCCGAAATGCATCCGCTCCGTGGGAAGCCCAATCGTGAAGCGGCTTCCCGTTCTTACCTTGCCTATATGACTTCAACGCCGAAATGCCATTAGACGTCTTTTCGAGGTCGAACCAGCATACAGGAAGCATGTTGCGCACTGCCTGAATACCATCTTCTGGCTCCATGCGCGGCGCTATGGTGACATCCAGGCCTAACGAACGCGCTACTTCCAGTCGCGACACGCCCGTTCCTAATTCTCTCACCGTTATATCGTGCGGCATAACGTGGGTGCGATAGTCGTACGCAGCACGATGCCCCGCCTTCAGCTCCAGCGCGTACCATTCCAGCCCCTTCCCGGTCTGGCACATATAGTCGATGACGTGAAGCTCTCTTCCGACGCGCTGCACGAACCATATGGTGTTCATGTCACGCATTCCCAAGTCCCACCAAGTGAACACCTGGGTTTTTGGGTCGTGGGGAACGGCGCATATTCTGTCCCGCGCCGCCGTCATCAACTCGCCATAATACGCGAATTCAACGGGAGCGTCGAATGAATTCATCATTTCGCGCTCAAACTTGGCTGGAACCATGCTGGCGCGCATCTCTTCCACTTCATCAGGGTCAAGAGCGTCGGTGTCGCATACCTTGATGTCGAAATAATCCCACAAGTCGGGGCTGGCTAATGCTTTGTGGCGCATTACGTTGAAGTGATCGTCGCCGTTGGCTGTCCCCGAAAGAATAGCAAACCCTTTGTAGTCCGAAAGACAAGGCCGGACGACGCTATCCCACGCGTCGGGGTTGAGCAGCGGGTATTCATCCATTACCACGCCATCGAAATACAGTCCCCTCATACGCTCATAAGCGGCGGAGCCGCCATAAAGCGTTATTTTGGCACCATTAGGAAACAGCGCGGTGAGTTCCGACTCCGAATATACCATGCCCGGAATGGCATGAGTATACTGCTTGAGGTATCCCCAAGCGAGGTCCTTGGTCTGTGCGAATGACGGGCCAATATACGCGTAGCGCGGGGGAGGCGTTACACGCGTATTGCGCAGCGCGGCACGAACCAGCTGGTTAACCAGAGCCACTGTTTTTCCAGCGCGGCGATGCGCGACGATAAATATCCAGCGCGCTTTGGAAGCATGTAGACGCCGAAAATGCTCCCTTGGCGTGTACGGAATAGTAATGACCGTCGCAGGAGGGTCACTCTGTAGATGGGTTGACATCAATGATATCCTTGGAGTCCGTCACCGAAAGCTCAGACCCATCCTGCCACTGGAAAACAATATTTCCAGAAGACTTGATATTGACGGAAGGACCCCCGGAACCATTGCCCCAGCCACGTTCCTTGCCCTGAGTGGACAGCACGAACCGCGCCATTGCGTCAGCGCGATCGGGGTCCCCTAAAGCATCCTTGACGACGACCTCTGCCATGTCAACAAGCTGCTGCTTAGCTTCGTTGACTTCGCGCTGAAGATATGCGGACTTGTTAACAAGAGCGCGGAAGCGGGAAGAGGGTACTTTGAGAAGGGTTGCCGCCGCCGAAATATTGCCCTCACAGCGCCACAACGCAGTGCGAGCTTCCTCGATGTCAATAGGAAGCTCATCCGGGCGCTCGTCCCAGGGCATCGTCGAAAGCGGACGTAAGTTGTTCGGCAGCATGTGAGGAAGTGTAGCACAGGGCTGCAGTGGTGTCAAGTACAGATCACCGAAAGCAATGGACCCCTGCGTTCACGAGGAAGCAGGGGTCCAAGGGGTGAGGTTTATAGGCTCTGACACCAAGAGCACGATCCTAGCGAAGGCGGCTGCGGGAGGGCCGTTAAGGCCGCGCAGCGGCGTTGCGTCGGATTTTCAAAGTATAGCACATACAGGCGGGGGGCGTCAAGTATATACTTGTGCGACACAGAGAGATGTGTTATAATACAATATTTCAGATAGTAGCGAGCGCCGAGCGGGTCCCCCTGGCCCTGCGGATGTTACTGTATCGGTGGGGGGAGCGCGAAGCGCAGGCGCGCCGAGAAATACCCGGCGCGCAGCGAAACGGGCGGGGCGGCTTTCACCGCCCCGATTCCTCACCGCAAAGCGATTGCGCACCACGCGAAGAGCGCCACGTACGTGGCCATGAAGATCCAGAAAGCGTTCCTGCGCAGAGGGCGGAGCAAGTGCGCCAACGTTTCCACAGAAACGACGAAGACGGAGGCGACGATAGCGAAGACGATCAGAACGGCGTAAGCGATTATGACGAAGTACACGATGCAGACGGCGATGGCGAGCATAGCTGAAACCTTTCGTTGCTAGCGAGGCAGGGGCGGCTTTCGCCGCCCCGAGTTCCTCACTTCTTGTAGGCGGCGATGAAGGCTGCCGGTGCGGCGTGCTTCTCGGTCTTCCTGCCGTTCGGCACGGCGAGGAATCCCTGCGTCGCGACGATCGGGCGAAGGCGCAGGCCGAGCGTCATCCGCATGCGACCCTCCCATCCCTTGCTACGGTTGTCGTAGTCGTCCTTCGCGCCGTTCGCGCGGCAGATAGCCTGCAGCTCGCCGATCTGCAGCTTCTTCGCGTCGTCCAGCACGAGCGCCGCGAGCTGCTGCGCGAGCCAGTCGGCGCAGTTCCGACCCTTCATGCTGTTCTCGCGGCTGCGGTAGATGGCCTTGTACTTGCTCTTCACGACGGAGCGAGGCAGATCCTCCTCTTCCTCGTCTTCGCCGGCCTGCACGGCCTTCGTGGCCTTAGCCTTGGCGGCGATCTTCTGGCTAGCCTTCGTGGTCTTGGCCTTCGTGGTGGTGCGGGTCATTTCGTGTCTCCTTGTTGCCGGTAAAATCACCGTAACTACATAATACACTACGACGAGCCGCTTGTCTAGTCCTCTTGTGCATGGCAAGGTTGCGTCGGACGCATGGCGATGAAGCGCTTCGCAGCGCGCGCCGAAAGAAAAGCACGTGTGCGCGCGTAGCAAGACGCGTGCCAATCAATGCGCATGAACCATGCATCCGACGCAACCTTGATTTGCGTATATTCAAGCTACTACGGCCCGTGCCGACAGCAACAGCCGTCCTTGGTACCTCTCCGTGTCAGGACGAGGCATACATTGAAACGCTTCGTTGCGATATGCGTCTTGTGCATGCTCGCCATGCGTCGCAGCATATTGACAGCGCGCGTCGCGCATGGGAGGATGATGTACCACCAAGGAGACACACATGGTATATCTTCTCGCGCTGCGCACGAACATGGTGCGCCGCGTCACTCTACAGGAAGCCGCTGAGCTGACTGGCTTGGCAATCGAGGAAATCCAGTGGGCGCTGGAAGAATACGGCGAGTGCCGCACGGACGAATTTCTCATCACGAACATCGGCGAGTAACACCGAAAGCAGCCCGCTCCGGAGAAATCCGCAGCGGGTTTTTTCGTATCTGCGCGCGGCGAAGCGTTTGTGTACATTGTGAAGCTTTTGCTCTGATTGGGGTCGAATCGTTTAGGCGTCACCGAAAGTGAGTCTACCTCAGTTTCCAGGATCGAAGCATAAGCGCTTCGGCGATAGCGGCAGCAAGTCTACCTCAATGCGTGGTTGCGTTCTACCTCACATCGAAATTGCATGGTGCGGCGCAGCATGGGGACGCCGAAAGCGCATCCTCTACAGTACACTGTAGCATGTGTCAGATACCGTTTATAAACCGTCAATACTCCACTCCGGACGCCGCACCCCACCCCCCACACCCCCCGCCCC